AGACTCTCAGGTGAGCAAACCTTTAGTTTAGGGTTAGTGCGGATACTGGTTGTAGCAATTCGAAGGAGACGATCAGGAGTAAGGTGTTTAGGAATAGCCTGTGCAATAGCTGGCTTCATTTGTTCAAATAGGTCATTGATGGTTTTACCTTTGGTCGGTGTTGTTGTAGTTGTTGTAGCTATACTTGATAACGTTCCTGCTAATCCACTTTGGCTTGTTGGTGCTTTTGTCATATTCATTGTTAATTTCCTCCTAATATTTTGAATACGCGACTACCGCGTGCGTTTGTTTTCCAAGAACAAAGTTTTTCATCTTTCCATATCGCTAGCTCATTTTCACCCATCAACTGCTTAACTTTGTTTTTTACGTCTTCATGGTCTTCCTCTGCCTGTTTTAAGGCTGTCTTCGTGACTAGTAGTCTATTTACAAGGTCATAGTAGACTTCGCTTATATTGACGCTTGTAGAGGCGCTACGAGGGAACATGTAATTCATCAAGTTTGTATCCTGTGCCTTAACTTCCGGTAAAACCTTTGCCTTCACATGGAAATTCCAAAAGTTTTCTTCTATCGAGATAAGGCTGTTAATCAGGTTCTCGTCACGCTCGATCACGCGCCATTGAAAGTCCCAGCCGCCGATCAGAACAGCTACATACCACTTGTCAGCACCTGTGACAGCCATATAATGATTAGCTTGTAATTGGTACTCTGTTGGAATAACTTCTGTATTTCCGTCAAACCAGTGATTGCGTGAATATTCACCAGTATTTTTGATCTCAAGCCCTGCATTCTCTCCTGGGACCCAACGGTCGATGTTCGCAAGCATGCAAGGATGGTCTTTATGTTGGAAGATGTAATTCTGTTTTTGAACACGTATCCCGGTCTCTTCTTCGAACCAATCAGCTACAACTGGTTCAAGGATACGGCCAGCCTTCATTTTTGGATTGTCTGCGATAGGTGGGATCTCTCCGATTTTGTCTAAGTAGACTTCCAAAGCTGATTTATAACGGCTTAGACCACAGATAGCAGCTACATCAGAACCGCCTATGCCACTTCGCCGCCACTCTAACCACTCGTCATGCTCCATGTCCTTGGTGCCTACTAAACGAATCGCTTGCATCTGTCATTCCTCCCTAATTCGTGATAAAATATCCGTAAGTTAATTTTCAAAGAGTCTTTCTCGGGCGGCCACGGCAATGGCTGCCTTTTTTCGTTGCTCCATGCGATATTGCTTCACTTTGTTCATTAGGTACACACGTTTCAGTGTTCCTTCAAAGGTCCCTTTGGATTTGGCAATTTTGGCTAGTTCAAGAATGCGATCAATATTTTCATTCAACTCTGGTGTGCGATCTACGTACATGTATTTCACTCCTGTTCCCACGAATATAAGATTTCAGCATCTCTCCACCATTCCGGAATTTCAGCATCAGAGTATTTGTGAACGAACAATCCTGTTTGATTTTCCTTTCTTCTCACTTCAGTTTTGTGCTTGGCGTATGATTCTTTGTTGAAACTTGGAATGTTATAAGCAACTGCCATAAATCCACTACTGGCTCCTTGGTCAAATGCTGTTACGTCAAGAAAAACTGATCTTACGCTTGAATCTGAATTGATTCTCAATTTGTCAAAGTGTGTGATTTCCATTTTCTTCACTCGCTTTCTCGAAAAAAGCATGAATTACATGTGTCGAACTCAGGAAGCAGATCATCAATGTTATCTCCGCAATCCTCGCAAGTTCTCACATCTGGATTGATACCAAGCTTCCTCATTGCATCCTCTTCGTGCCATTCGTCACGGTGATTCTCGTATTTGTCCATTTCACTCTCTCCTTTGTAATGCTCGATTATGTCAAGTACCGTTTTAAGCAGATTCTTTCAGCTCTCTTTCCTGTGTGACACCGTTCTGTTTAGCCTCGTATTCACTTAGTGGCATGATAAAAGTTGGCGTGTGTCCGTCAAAGTGTAAGTCTCTTATTAGGCTTTCGTAGCTTATGGCTGAGTATCGTAAGTGCCGTTTGTCTTTGGTATCAACGATGAACTCAATCGGTGCAGGATAACGTGGGTCTGTATTAGCTTGCATCGTCAAACCCTCCGATCGGTCTCACAAATGGCTTGATGGTGCTGGTCATGGCTTC